TTATTCCGGCATTTTTGTGGTATTTGTGGCAAAATTTGTGGTATTTTCATCTGTTTTTAGTGTGAAAAAAGCATCTACTTTGGACTGATTATATTGACGCAAATTAGAACTTAGATGACTATAGTATTTCAAGGTTGTATTAATATCATCATGACCAAGTCTATCAGCTACATATATAATATCCATGCCAGCTTCTACACATAAGCCTGTGTGCGTATGTCGTAGCTTGTGTAATGTCACTGGTTCAGAATTAATTGTATTACATATCTTCTTCAAAGCTTTATTACATGACGCGTTGTCAATGGGCTTATTGTGGTAAGTGATGAATAATAACATCAACGGATTCTGTATATCATGTTCTTTCATATAATCAGTATGCCATGTAAGATAAGACTGTAAATATTGAACAGTAGAGTTATCAATATAAATCACACGTGATTTTTTTGTCTTGGTATCAATGAATGTATTAGTGTACTTATAATCCCACGCTTTATTGACTGTTATAGAACGTTTAGCGAAATTAATATCTTTCTTTGTTAGTGCAATAATCTCTTCGAACCTCATACCTGTTTGCACTGCTAGAAAGATAACTGCTCGTGATATAGAATGAAAATTTGCAAGTTCTTCTAATAGTAAATGAACCTTGTCGGTTTCCATAAATTGTGCTTTTGTTTTTGCCACATCATGTCCGCTTATATGAGCGCCTATGGCTGGGTTTTTCTTCATGTAGCCTAAATGGACAGCTTTATTAAAAATCGCTCTAATTTTGCGGTGCCGGGTGTCTACAGTGGATATTGCATAGTCTACAGATAAATGATTAATAAATTGTTGATACTGCACAGCATCAATCGAATTAAGTTTAATTTTTTCATCGAAATAATCAACGAACTGATTATAAGCAAGATCATATAAATTAATTGTAGATTGACTGCTTTTTCCATCTTTAAAAGTTTTCATGAATAATTCGTAAAACTCTTTGAATTTCCACTCTTTTAAATAACTACTATCATGTTCAGCTTGTTTTAATAATTTAGACGCTTTATACATTAAGTTTGTTTCACTTGTATCTGTCAAACGCTTTTCTTTCCATTCACCGTCGACTTTGATGCGCAAACGAACGGCGTATTTTCCATTTTTTAACTTTTTAATTTTCATTAATAGCACCACCTCTTTGATTTGGAACGTATGTTCTTTTGAAGGGTACAGCAAACTATGTTAAAATATATTTGCATACTCTATGTGTGTATTTAAAACGCTTATCTCTTGCGGGGAGGGCGTTTTTTTAGTTTGTTAATGTTTTAATTGCATTCGTATAGCTATCATCCAAGGATTCCAATGCAATCTCGAACTGGTTATAATAGTAATCAATATCTTTGGCACCATCGAGTTGCTCGTTTACGTAATCTTCAATTGATGCGAGAGTAGTTATTGCTTCTTTCCAATAATCATATGCTGCGTCAGAATATTTATCAGACTTAACGTCGCTAAGCATTGAGCTCGAATGTTCAGAACTTTCGTCACTTAAATTACTAATTACAGTTAACTCTTGTTTTAAATTACTGCTATCATCATTTTTAATATCATTATTGATAGATGGAATTAAAGTATTTCTTATGCTATTTTGCATATCTTCTATGGCATTTATATTGTTTTTTTTGTTTAATGTTGGAAGGCTTTTTTCGAAATCTTCATCACTTGCAGAACTAGTGTCGTTTACATCATCATAGTTTGTATCCTTATTTTCTCCGTAATAATTTGTATTTGAGGAAGCCTCTTGTTTTTTAGGAGTTTCTTTTTTTGGGGCATCAGTATTAGTAGCAATAAAAACGCCACCTAAAAAGAATAAAAACGATAAGGGGATGACAGCTAACTTAGATATATGTTGATACTTTTTAAAATTCATTTTTCCAGACAATAGTAATAAAAATATATAAATCAATGCCATTGCGATGATCCAAAAAGAAAATATTATGAAAAAATTACTGTCAGAGATATCTGCAACGAAAAGCCATAAAGTATAACTAATGGCTAAAAAAGTTATACCTTTCATTAATTTTTTTGATCTATCATTTTTCTTAATTGCTAATACAAAGAAAACTATACTAACTATCAAACTGGCTAAAAATAACAATCCAAAACTCCACATTTTCATTCTCTCCCTTTATTTAATTTTATCTAAAACTTATAGCATGAGTGCCTAACAGGCTACAATCTGAATACTACTCCTGAAAATAACTATATACCCATTGCATTCTACAACGTTCCCATGCTTACTTTTATAATACTCGATAGAATGTTTTAAAAATTCTTCTGTAACTTCTAAAAAATCCGCAACCTCGTAGTACTCAGTAAAACCTTCATAATAAGCATCAATAATTTTACGCAAAGGTACTAGTGACTCATAGCCCCAATTTCTAGCAAGATTTTCCTGTTTTCTATCATTAACTGTTTCTTGTTTAATAATATTACCAACAGTCAAATGATGATGTCCAACTTCCTCTGCTAATGTACAGCGCATTTCAATATCATTTTGTTGAGGATTTACGAATATTCTACTATTATAGTATAATCCTTTGTGAACCTGCTCCATGTTCTTATCTTCAATGATAGTCAGCTCAGGATATTGCTCTCTGTATTTATCTAACCACATACATACATCTCATTTCTTATTTATATTTTTGTTGAATGAAATCAATATACTCAAGAATTTTTTTCATATCTTCTTCTGTTGCGGATGGATCAATGTGAGCTGCAAGTGTTGCCGCTTCTTGAGGGATGTCGTTGTCGACATAGGGGTTGTCAGTTCTACCTAAAAGATAATCTGTAGAAACATTGAAATAATCAGCTACTTTTTTTAAACTTTCTCCGTTTGGGATTTTTTTCTTCCAGGAATAAAGTGAATTCCTACCAAATCCCAGTTTTTCTTCTAGTTCAACAATGCTAATTTTTTGTTTCTCGGCTAAAAATTTCACCCTATCAAATGTAGTCATATCATACACCTTTTCATATTGGTTATGAACAATTTAAATTTTAATAAAGAAAATGGTTGACATCTAACTTAAAGTTTAATATACTATGTTCATAAGCTAATTATTTAGCTAAACGAGTCAACGAATAAACCTATAAAATACTCGTTCCCCAACGATTTATGGCTCAATTGTATGCTTATTTAGCTATGTCTAGATTCTACACTAAAGTTTAAAATTTGTCAACATTATGCTAAATAATTAGCTAATAAGATAGAAAGGAGTGATGGAGAGGTGAACAAAAGATATTTAAAAAGAAAAAAAACCAACATTCAACAAATTGAAGTCGGTCTTTACAAAAATTATGAAATTAAAGCTAAGTATGGAGCACCGGAAATTAATATGCATAAAGTAAAAAAGGTTATTGCAGTTTACTAAATTCACCTAAAGCCTCATCTAAAGCCTCTTGGAAGCCAGGAGTACCAATATTAGAAAAATAATCCCTGATTTCATCTTCGCTTTTGCTTTCTGTTGGGAAATTACCATCTAGTTGAACATCATGAGCTAGATCGCCTAAAGGACTATTTTCGCTAAGGTAATAAGTTATTAAAAAATCATAAAAAGTCATCTGCAATCACCTCCAATCAAAAATAATTATATCACGTGAAAACCAAAACAAGAAAGGAGCAAAAACATGTCAGTAGAACATCAGCGTTTTGCTGTTGCAGTATACGCAAAACTAAAAGCAATAAATATGAAACAATCTGATTTAGCAAAAATGTTAGGTATTAGCAATCCTTATTTATCAGATATTATCAATGGTAAAAGAGATGCGTTGAAAGTTAGAAAAGAAATTGCGGAAATTTTAGAAATAGATGGTGATTAAAATAGAAAGGAGAATAAGAAAATGGGTCGTCCTGTGAAAAATAAAAACAGGCATGTGAATTTCCTGTACGGAGTTTGGACGTTAGAAGATTTTGCGCAAGCTAGTCCACGAAGTTATGGGTGGTGGTTAGATAACATTAAAGACTTTCCAGAGCTTGCAGAATTTAGCAATTGGGCTACGAAAAATCAACGTGAAGCGTGGGCATTCGATGCAGTAAAAGCGAATGCTTGGCTGATTAAAAAATTTGTATATAAGGAGGTCTGAAAATGATTGATGAAGTCGAAATACTACTTGCTGAAATACGAAAATACGACCCAAATTACGTTCCGAAATCGGTTGGAAAATATTTGCTAGTTGAACTTCAATCGAGGCATTTAGATCATCAAATTAAATATAAGAAAAGACCTAAGTACAAGCATAGATTCGTGAATTCGATTGAGCGGCATTGGTAAAAGAAAAACCCACAGCTATAAATAGTAAGTTAGAGCTTACTAAAACTGTGAGTTACGAAATAATATTTAAATTAATTATATCACAGGTGTGGAGATAAGAGAATGAAAAAATCAATCAAAAAACATGAAAACACATTATTAATTTATCTGTTTTGCTTACAAATCGGCATGTTTATATCAGTAATTTACATTTTACTCGAATGGTTCACATTATTTTTGAAATGAGGTTTCTAAATGAAGTTATTACGATTTTTTGGACTCATAAGTATTGACGAGGACGGAAAAGAATACATTGAAAAATCAGACATAAATACAGTAGTATGCTTAGCTTTGACTGTTTTAATTGCATTTGTGGTCTGTATAGGAAGTCTGATATTAAATGGCTGAATTAATAACGATTATTGCATTGATTCTTTTGCTAATGCTACTTGCCAGAGGTGATAGAGAATGAATGTAGAAAATCCGATGATAGTAGATGATTGCTGGGACGATGGATTTCGACACTGAGGAATGAGGCTCACAAATGAAAACAATCGCAAATGAGTATAAAGAATACATCACAGAGAGAACAAGATTAAGTGACAATGGTATAAAACTAACTGCTTATAGTTTTGAAAATGGCTATCAAGCGAGAGTGATAGAAAACCTTGATTATAATTTTGTATCACTCGTACTTGTAAAGTCTCATGACGGAAAAAACTCTATAAAAGATATTTTGCTTGAATTAACGAATGAACAACTGATTGAAAAGCTAGAAGAGATTAAGAATTATGAGTGATAAAGAGAGGTGCAGGCGTGAATAACGAACCGGAAGACATAAGTTATCCGAATAACAAAGAACAGAAAGAGTATTACTTTATGAAATGTCATATCTGCGGAGAAAAGATTTTGGGCAGAGAAACAATAACATATGAATATGCTGGTCAAGTTGAAGCTGTGCATGAGAGTTGTTATTTTAAAGCATCAAGTGAGATTTAGGAGTGAGAACATGACAGAATACGCACTTTATAAAGCAGACGAAGTACTAATAATCGGCACAGTAGACGAACTAGCGGAGTTTCAGAAAGTGAAGCGTGAAACGATTTTGTTTTATGCTACGCCTACGTATCAAAAGAGGACGACTGATAAGGGGTTAAGAGTAATTAGAGTTGATTAGAAAGGATGTTTCTCTTGGGAAAATATTACTGGCACGTGTCAAGATTTGGCGGGAAGCCGTCGGAAATTCAACACTATAACCATATTACAAAAATGTATAAATTTATTTTGCGAAATCCGGCAATGTTCAAAGATAAAACTTTAACGATTTATGATGACGCAAAAGCAGTTACAAACATGACGTTTAACGAAATTAAGTATAGAGCTAGTTTGAATTTATGTGAAACGGTAGAAAGAAAGTATGTGTTAGGGCTTAAGCAAAGACTTTTCAAGGAGGTGCAGAAAAATTAAAATTATTCTAAATAAATGTTTTGGTGGATTTGAATTATCACATGTAGCATATTTATATCTTTGCGAATTAAAAGGAATTGATGTTCACTCTTATTTAGCAGAGAGCAAGGACGATACTTATCACTTTAAGAAAATAGATAAAAGTTATAAAAAGTCTAATGTATTTGAATGTGTTTGGTATCTTAAAAACGAGTTGCCAAAAATGGAACTAAGTTTAGAAGAAAACTGGGATTTTCTTGAGCACATTGACTTAGACTTCGATGGGGCAAATAGAGCTGATTTAGACTTGATAAGAACTGTTGAGATTTTTGGTGAAGCAGCAAATCCAATTTATTCTAAGTTAACAATAGTAGAAATACCCGATGGAAATGATTTTATTATACATGAAAATGATGGTTTTGAATCTGTGGTTTATGGTCAAAACCTTGGCAAAGCGTGAAGAAGGAGGAACAAGCATGAATTTCAAAGTAGGAGATAAAGCAGAATTTATTTACAGAAATAAGAAAAGCGTAGGAGAAATAAATGGCGTTTATCCTGGAACGCAAGAGGTGTCTATTAAGCAAAGCGATTCTCCAATAGATTTGTTATTTTCAGATAAAGCTGTAGTAAAAGTTGAAGAACAAGAACGTATAGTTGTTCCACAATTTGTAGCTGATTGGATAAGTCGTCATAAACAAGAAGGATACAATTTGATCTGGTCGATAAGCTATGAAAATAATGATATGCCTGATGAAATATACGAATGGTTAACTTCAGCAGCTGATAATCAAGAACTATTTGCACGCGCATGGTTGGACGGCTACGAAGTCGAGAAAGAACCGCTTTATTATGTGCGATTGCCGCTTTCAACATGGAACGATGACGCAGCCGAATTAGAAGTGATTAATATGTATGTTTTGTTAAATAAACAATCTGATGAAACAACTTTTACTGGATTAATTATCAATAAAAATAAGAAATGGACAACCAAATTAACAGAAGCGGAAATTAAAGGCATGCCTGGAGGAGACATATATTGGCAGTTTGCGGTGCTTGTTGAAGAATTGGAGGAGTAAATATGGAATTATATGCAACAGTTGACGAGGATTTACAGGTTGCTAAACATCGTAGTAAAGGAACTCTAGCAGTGTTTAAAGACTTAGAAATGTTAATAAAACATGCTTGGAGATATAAAGAGAGTGGAAAATTGTACAAAATTGCGGAGTTAGAACCTATTAACTTCTTTTCTTTTGAGGAAGCGGAGGGTGAAGCATGACAGTAGCCGAGTTAATAGAGAAACTAAAAGAGCTTCCAGCTAATGCAGAGATTTTGCTAACCATCGGATGGAATCACTCGGAAATAGAAGAAGTAGGCTGTATCGAAAATGAACGTAACGTTTATATAAGCGGCTGGTGAAGTGGAGGGTGAAGAAGAATGAGATCATTTGATGTTTCTACTTATTTCAAATCTTTTGTGGATGATGATAAGGAAGCGTTGGAATTGTTGAATGAATACATCATCAGAAATAATAAAAGACCAGTTTCCGTGCAGTTTCAAGTAGTACATTATCCTGAGGCAAATCGTGATAGAGTTTATATCTTTGCTGAATTTGAAAGGAGGGTGAAGCATGAGAGAGATTGAGATTTACGGCAACATACACGAAAATCCGGATTTGTTGGAGGTGATGGAATGAAACAAGAAGAGTTAGACATCATATTAGAGAATCATGGGAAATGGCTACGCAACGAAGGTGGCGAGAAAGCAGATTTAAGTAATGCAGACTTAAAAAACACAAATTTAAGATTTGCAAATTTAAGACTTGCAGATTTAAGTAATGCAAATTTAAGTATTGCAGATTTAAGTTATGCAAATTTAAGTTGGGTAAACTGGCAACATGTAGAAGGCTTAACAGTTATCTGCGTACAAGTAGATACGACACGTAAAAACAATCAAATAACATATATCAAAGAATTAGATATATGGATAACAGGTTGTTTCCAAGGAACATTAGATGAGCTTAAAGCGTCTGTTGAACAAACGCATAAAGATAATGAAAAGCTTAGAAAGAGATATTACAGAGTGATTGATTTTATTTTGAAAGAGGTGGCGGAGGAATGAAGTACCGACAACATGAAACATATTCCTTTCAGTCAAGGCGTTTAAAACGATCTGTAAGAGTGTTACTACTTAAAATATTAAAATGTTTGAAAGAGGTGGCAAAGTGAAGTATAAAATCACATATTTATCTCAAGAAGTGTACGAAGTTGAAGCTGAGAACGAGGAAGAGGCGATACGAATAGCTGAGTTTAACCCTATGTATCGACCAGATGCACATATAAAATTAATTGAAGATGAAAATTTGCTTGATTGCGAATTGATGAAAGAGGTGTCGGAATGAAGAAATTAAACGAACAACAAAAAGCAGAAATGAAAAAATTGGCAGATTTAATTATCGAAAACCCTGATTTACCAGTTGTTACGATGACGGATAACTTTGACGATAAGGGGACTAGCGTTTGGACAGCAGGCTGTTCCTGCGAAGTAAGTATTGATTACATTTATAGTCCTAAACAACGTGATTTGCTTTCAGGTCCTAAAGATGATAGACCATATGTTAAAAGTTTTGATTATTATGAAGCAATAGAAGAAATGAGTGAAAGGATCCATCCTCATGACGACACGAGTAGACCAGAGGAAATTTGGAATAGTCTTGATTGGATAAAAGTCATTTTAGTGTATTCGGGTCAATTAGAAAAAGTAGATGATGTCTATAAAGAACGTTGGGTGGCGGAATGAACGAGGAATGGTTTGAATTTGTGGGATACAGTGAGTCTCAAACGAAATACGTAAACATAGACGACCAATTAAACGAGCTTTCCAAAACACACGAGATTATCGAAGTCCATTTCAGTACGTATTCCTCTTCTGATTGGAACTATCTATCTGGAGGAACTGCTACCGCACTTGTGAGAGCAAGAAAGAGAGAGGTGGCGGAATAAATGGGAGTGAGTATTGATTTATACAGTTATGATTATGAAGCGCTTTTGGAAGGCATTCAAAGCTATACAAAAGCGGAAAATACGGAAGTTATAAGAAAAATACTTCTAATAGGCGGAAATGTCGTAGGTGATAAATATATCATTTTAAACAATGAACTCTGGGAAGATAACAGTTCATATTACAACGTTCCGAACGCTTTAGAGCGTTTGTATAAAGTTGATGATGTCTTTGGAAAAATCTTCTGTACTTTTGATGATAGGTTCGGTAGAGAGACGCTAATTAATGGTTGTGATACCCCAGAAGAAATATTAGAAGAGGTGATGGAATGACGACATTTAAACCGAGAAACATCCTAAGTTGGCGCAGTGGATTACCTTATGATAATACGAGATTTTCACTGGGTAAATCACCAGAAGGTGGACAACATGGTGATGAATGGTACAACGGAAAAATGAATGTAAATGTAATCAGTATTGAGTACAAACTACCTGATTCATTTAGTGAATGTACAGGTAAATATATTATCAAACTGGAAGACGATAGGAGAATTGTTATCTCCGAAGAAATTCCGTCTTTTATTGAGGAGGTGGCGGAATGATGTGTGAGTATTGTAAGGATGACTCTATGATGAATAACGAGCCTTTGCTGAGTTTTGATGAAGAATATAAAGAAACAGGTGTCGTTAGACTAGACAGCAATGACAACTTAGGAGTTTTCAGCTACTACGGTTTAACAGCTAGGAATATCAATTACTGTCCAGTTTGTGGAAGGAGTTTGGAGGATGAAGAAAAATGAGTTTTAATAAACGTATCGTATACATGAATAAATACAATCAACGTGTCATGGTCAGAAGTGTAGGTATCGGCGACGAGCACGTCGAAATTACAGAAACAACTAACTCTGCCCTTGCCAAATATTTCACTAACAAGAATCATGCTTTGCGTATGTGCGGTTTAATAGACATAACTTTGGGTGTTAATACTAGGTTAGAAGACCGCAAACAGGTGTATATCATAACAAAGGTCAAGAGGGATTGTGACGAATATCTACGAGCTGTCGTGCCGCTTGTTGGTAATTTATCACCTGTAGCAAGTTGGACTAAAGATATAACCGACGCCATAAATTTCACTGATTTCGATAGTATTGCTGTGATGTGTAATTTCGTTGACTCACTTCGCGAAAACGACTATCAACCGAGATGCGGTCATCAGATGTTTTATAAATAGGAGGAACACGAATATGCAATTGGAGGTGAAAAATGACAAAACAAATCATCATTAACGAAGCAAACAGTTTACTTCACAGAAAAAGCAAAGAATTGAGTAAATCAATCATTAAAACACCAAAAGACCTAGAAAGATTCGCGATTGGTTTGGATAAATTATCGCAAGATATGTGGGACTATAAAAACGAATTGGAGGCGATCAAATGAGTATTTTTGCTGGCGATAAGGTAGAGGTGCAGGATAGAACTGGTGTAGCAGAATTATGTGTCGACGGAGAGCAGTTTCATGTTCTGATTAATAATAATGGTTTGCTTACTGTTGAAGATGAAGACGGATTTTCATCCTTTAATATACCAGCAACTCAAGTGAAAAAAGTGAAAGTGGATAGTGATGTTAAATTAATAAATGAGCTATATGACCAATCAGATTCTGTAAATTTATATATATATGATGTTGATAAAGATAAAGCTAAGTTGTTTGTATCTAATGTAAATAAGCCACGATTTGATGAAAGAAACAATGTGAAGTGGTATTCTGCATCAAAAGATAAAATAACCGCAACAGCATTTTTGAAAGGGGATGATTAAAATGTCAACATTATATTCAATTCAAGGGAAATATCAACAGTTGTTAAATCTAGCGGAGCAGCTTGATCCGGAACTATTAAAAGATACACTTGAAAGCATTGATGATGAATTAGAAACGAAAGCAGAGAATGTAGCATTTGTCATTAAAGAACTGGAAGGTCAATCACTTGTTTTAGAAACAGAAACGAAGCGTTTAGCTGAACGGAAAAATACTATTAATAATAATGTGAAGCGACTGAAACAGTCATTATTTGATGCAATGATAACTGCTAAAAAGCAAAAAATTAAAACAAACTTATTCACATTGGATATTCGGAAAAATCCGCCAAGTGTCATTGTAGAAGACGAAAGCAAACTACTGAACTATCTAATCGAACAACCTAAAAAATTAGATAAAACAAAATTAGGCGATGATTTGAAAAAAGGCATTGAGGTACCAGGTGCGAAAATTATTCAAACAGAAAGATTGCAAATAAGATAAGGAGGGATTTGGTTGGAATTTATTCAATCGGAAGAAATGAAGAGGTCAGAGTATTTTAATATTATGATTTATGCCAAACCAGGCGCAGGTAAAACAACTACAATTAAATACTTAAAAGGTAAAACATTAATGTTAGATTGCGATGGCACGTCAAAAGTTTTAAGTGGGTTGCCTGATATCACAATTGCAACATTGAATCCTCGTAATCCCGTGCAAGACATGGCAGATTTTTATGGATATGCAAAAACACACGCGGATGAATACGACAATGTAGTAATTGATAATTTGAGTCATTATCAAAAACTGTGGTTAATGTTCAATGGAAGAAATACTAAATCAGGGCAACCGGAGCTACAACATTATGGGATATTTGATACACATTTAATTGATATGATTTCCGTATTTAATAATTTACCAAACACAAATATAGTATATACAGCTTGGGAAAACACACGACAAATACAGATGGAAAGTGGACAGCTTTATAATCAATTTTTACCAGATATTAGAGAAAAGGTAGTTAATCACGTTATGGGAATTGTTCCTGTAGTCGCAAGATTAATAAGAAATCCTGAGACAGGTCAAAGAGGCTTCTTACTAACAGAAAACAATGGTAATTTTGCAAAAAACCAGCTAGATAACAGAGAGTTTGCTTTGCAAGAACACCTATTCCAAATTGGTGATGTTGATGTTAAAGCTTAGAGAATATCAAAAAGAAATTATAAATGATGTAAAGGGGGCTTTTTTACAGGGATATAACAGACCGTGCGTTGTTGCTCCCTGCGGTTAGGTGCTGGTAAATCGGTTATTTTATCAGAAATAATTCGCATGACAACTCACAATAAAAATAATGTTCTTTTCCTAGTTCACAGAAAAGAATTGATTGACCAAATTAGAAATACACTCACTATGAATGATGTCGATATGAATTTTGTCAATTTGGGGATGGTTCAAACTGTTGTTAGACGTTTAGAAAAAACTTCCGAGCCAGCTTTAATCATTATTGACGAAAGTCATCATGTGCTAGCAAACAGTTACAAAAAAATAATCAATCACTTTTCTAATGCTAAAGTGGTCGGATTTACAGCAACACCAGTGAGAATAAATGGGGGTGGTTTAGGAGATATAAACGATATGTTAATCGAAAAGGTTAATGTGAAATGGTTAATTGAAAATCAATTCTTAGCACCTTACAAATACTTTGCGCCCGAAATCGTTCAAACAGAAACATTAGAAATCAAACGAACTGGCGAGTTTGACATGACAGGACTTGATGATCAATTCAATAAAAGAATGATTTGGGGCGATGTCATCAAACATTATCAAAAGTTAGCAAACGGAGAACAAGCAATACTTTATGCCTCTTCCCTTTATCAAAGCGAAAAAATGGCAATGAGTTTTGCATCAGTAGGTATTACATCCGCACATATTGACGGGAAAACACCTAAATCCATTCGTGATGACATTATACAACGATTTCGAGAGGGCAAAATAAAGGTCCTATGCAACTTAGATTTAATTGGTGAAGGATTCGATGTTCCAGATTGTTCTACTGTGATTATGCTAAGACCAACTCAATCTCTATCCCTGTATATTCAGCAATCAATGAGAGGTATGAGATATCGAACTGGTAAAACAGCTATTATTATTGACCACGTTGGAAATGTCAATCGCTTTGGTTTGCCAGACATGGAACGAACATGGTCCTTAGAAGCGAAAAAAGGAAGTAACAGCAAAAAATCAGAAGCACCTGTAAAAATTTGCTCTGACTGTTTTATGACAGTTTTATCTACTAATAAAAAATGCGAGCATTGTGGTCATGAATTCAAAGCTGAATTAAAAGCAGTACAAATTGATGACACAGCAGAGCTACAAGAAATAACAGAAGCAGTATTTAAAGTAAATTACAGTAATCCAAGCGAGTGTAAAAACATGAAAGAATTATATGAATATGCAAAAGAACACAATTATAAGAAAGGATGGGCATTCCATCAAGGAAAAGCAAGAGGATTTATAAAATAAAAAAACGAAAGAAGGAATTTAAAAATGTTTAAAGTAGATCATAATGATGTTTTCACAAATGGAGTAGAAAATGGTACGTATGAGGTTGTTTTATATAACGCAAATGAAGATGCAACAAAAAACGGAGCGGAGTTCATTAATATTGATTTAATTATTCGTAATGATGTAAATCAAAAATTCCAGAATGCGCATATTTTTCATCGAGTATGGAAAGCGAAAGCAACGAATGAATATAGTCAAACGGCATTAAATACCATTGCGAAAGCTATCAAGCTGCCGAACGGAAAGGACTATAACACATTAGATGAATTACTAAAAGACCTGTTAACTAAGACATGTCAAGTTACTGTGAAAAATGAAGAGTCTGAGTATAATGGTCAAATTTATAAAAATTTAAATGTGAAAGCATGGGCTGAAAGTAAAATTACCGGACCATTACAACATGTATTTAAAAAGAAAGAAAATGAATTACCACCAGTGGAAATAAACGAGAGTAATCTACCGTTCTAAGCAATGAGAGGAGCGCACAAACGTGTATGAACAAATTCCGGACGAATTAAAAAAATTAAAACAATGGTGCGCTTTTCAACTTGTTTGGGATGAAGAGCGTGGCAAAAACAAAAAAATACCGATGAATGCAAACGATGGATCCTACGGAAATAGTGTTGATGAGCGGACTTGGGCAGACTTCGAAACTGCCCTTGATTCCCTCGAAAAATATCAATTTGATGGGTTAGGTTTTTACTTTAAGAAACCATATTTCGGTGTGGATATTGATGATATAAAGGATGAAATTGAAGATTACCTTTATGGTAATACAGAAAATATTGCTGGTGAATTTATTCAAACATTGTCTAGTTACACAGAATACAGTGTGAGTGGGACAGGAATTCATATTATTGCAAAAGGCAGTTTTCCGGAAGGTGGTCGGCGTAAAGGAAACATCGAAATGTACCCGGACGGTCGATTTTTCGTTATGACAGGTCAAGTAATTGATAACTACAGACAAGTCAATGAAGCGACGTCTGCAATACAATATTTGCATACGAAATACATTGGGACTAATGAAGTAAGACAGACAAATAACCTTAGTTCAACTGTTGATTTACCTGTAAGTGATATTATTTACCGCGCAGAGCAAAGCAAACAGGGTTCGCAGTTTAAAACTCTCTTTGATGGTTTGTGGGATGGACTATATCCTTCGCAGTCCGAAGCAGACTTAGCTTTTACAAATATGCTGGCATTTTGGACAGGATGTAATGCAGAAAAAATGGATGAAATTTTCCGTTCAAGTGGATTGTATCGACAAAAATGGGATCAAAAACGCGGAGCGCAATTATATGGAGAAATGGTTATAAACAAAGCTATCACCAACACATCTGAAATTTATCAGCCCGGAAGCGATTTAGAAGGATATTCTATTTCTATTAAAAAACAGAATAATACAGCGCGTAAAGTTTATGGTTTAGATGATACTGGAAATGCAGAACGTTTTCGGGATAAATTTCATGATATTGTCCGTTTTTCATACATTAACAAAGGTTTTTATTACTATGATTCCAAAGTTTGGAAATATGATAACGTTGGAGCCGTAAAAACGCTTGTCGATGATGTAATTAAAGATATGAAAAGCGAATTTGCCTACATGGATAATGAATCAGATGCAGAAAAAGCATTTATGAAGCACTTGAAAGCAACTAGAAGCAATAAAGGGAAAACAAATATGTTGAAAGAAGCACAACATTTAATGCCTGTTTTGCCCGATGAATTTGACAGATACAAATATTTTTTAAACACACAAAACGGATATATCAATTTGAAAAATGGAGAACTTATCAATCATGACAGGCAAAAAATGTTTACAAAAATCAGTAACATCGAATATACAGATAAAATTGACGCACCACTTTGGCAAGCGTTTTTAAAGGATATTTTTGCAGGCGATAAAGAGTTAATCAATTATATTCAAAAAGCAGTCGGTTATTCTCTCTCTGGATCTACATCGGAGCAAGTCATGTTTATCCTTTTCGGCAATGGGCGAAATGGGAAATCTGTTTTTCTCGATATTATCAACGATATTTTTGGCTCCTATGCAACAAACATCCAGCCACAAACAATCATGGTCAAACAGCAATCTAGTAATGCAAATAGTGATATCGCACGTCTGCATGGTGCTAGGTTCGTAACAACGACCGAACCGAACGAAGGTGTGCGTTTAGATGAGGGACTGGTTAAACAGCTCACAGGGGGCGACAAGGTAACAGCACGGCACCTGTATAAGGACGAATTCGAATTTACACCAGAATTCAAAATATGGATGGCGACCAACCACAAACCGATCATCAGAGGGAGAGACGATGGGATATGGCGTCGATTACATTTAGTACCTTTCACAGTAAAAATACCTGACGAAAAAGTAGATAAACAGCTAAAATATAAACTTCGCAGTGAATTGACTGGGATATTAAACTGGGCTGTAGAAGGATTTCTTAAATGGCAGCGAGAAGGTTTAGGAATGCCGAAAGCAGTTGAAAATGCAAGCTCCGAATACAAGTCAGAAATGGACGTTATCACTGCATTTATTGAGGATTGTTGTGATGTGAGAGAAGGCGAAAAGGTAAATGCCAAAAAAATGTATGAAACATATCATGAGTGGGCGAAAGAAAACGGTCAATATTTAATGAGTAGTACGAAATTTGGGAAAGAAATTGGAATGAAGTTTACTAAGAAAAAAACTAAAACCGCAAATGTATATGAGGGCATTACTTTAAATGACGATTATTATAATTTGAACTTAAATTTTTAAAAGAGGTGGAGGGTTTGTTTCAACTATCCACCATCCTTTAGCCTTAGAGGCGCAATGGTTTTGGCTACTTAATTTCTTAGGAGGTGGATAGTTTGGGTGTTTTTCCATAAACCTTCTACTTTTTTCCTCCTAGTAATACTTTTCCTATTTTACTACCAACTATCCACCTTTTAAAAAAGAAGTAGTTATAAAGGTAGTGATACCAATGGATTTCAGAGGTGGAGGGTTTGTTTCAACTATCCACCAACTATCCACCTTTTTCACCAATTTGACCAAAGGAGTGATTAAATGACAGCAGAAATGGATATACAGAATTCTATACGTTTAGAACTTTCCCGCCATGGGCATTACGTTTTCCGTGCTAATGTTGGCAAAGTTAAATTACCAAATGGACGAATTTTTGATACAGGATTGCCAAAAGGATTTCCGGACTTGTTCGGATTCCGTGGATCAGACGGGAAAGCATTTTTTATTGAAGTGAAAAACGAGATAGGCAAGTTGCGAAAAGAACAGGAACATTTTCAGCAAGCTATGCAAATTACACCGGCCATCTGTGGAGTAGCAAGAAGTGCTGCAGAAGCCGTGCGAATTGTGGAGGAGGGGTAAAATGAAGCTAAGAGATATTACAAACAGTAAATGCGATGTTAGGGAGTATATGAATGTTGATTTTCCAGATTGGCTTTTAGAACAACTAAAGGACGAAATAGATTTTGATATTATTGAGGCGTTAAAAGAGTATGCCGTTATCTATGTGAAGCATAATGCGCTGGAAAAAGAAATAGAACCTTTTGATATTTATAAAAAAGTAGAGGAGGGGTAAAAAATGAAGAGCGACGATTAAAGATGTGATGAATTTAGAGACCAAGGCAGTCAAAATAAATGGGAAGACTGCAAGGATTTATCAGAAGTGTTAATTGTGCGGAATACGAGTAATATTCTGACAATTGGTTACAGAAAAATGTAACCCGAAGCAAAAAATGTAACCTCCCAAAATCGCATAGTACCAGTAGCAAGACACGTAAAAGTTACAAGTTACATTTTTTTCTTAATAAAAAGTATTATATTTAATTTATATTTAAGAACTGTATACGAAAATAAAAACTTTTTCGCCGTTTTTTTTGTAACCTGTAACTGCGTTCTGGGAGAGTGGGTTTGACGGTTACAGGTTACAAAATAGGTTTTGTAACCGAGTGATTTTGAAAACCGTGGAGGGATAACAATGTTTACCTATTTTCGAAAATTTATAAACAAATGGAAATTTAATCAAGGATGTACATTGAAGCTATGAGTCTTGATGCGACAATTCCATTAAACAAGGAGGAAAAACGAATGAAAATATATCACACAGAAACACAAGAAGATTTTGATGCTTTATTGGAAGAATTGAAAAATGAAGGGTATAGCTGGTTTTTCGGAGAGGCTATTACGTCATATAACTCGCAGCTTTGGGAACGGAATAAGCAAAATACTGTTGTGCATATAGAGGAAGAAGGAGTAAGTTGGGGGAGTCTTTCTTATGCTAAATATTTACACCCCAACACACCAATCGAAAAATACAAAGTGAAACAAGACGAAGTTTCAAAGTGGTTTGATAACACCGCAAATGCCATGAAAGCATTTGCATCCAATGGAGTATCTATGAAAAAACAAAATACTGACAACGTAAACAACCCATCACATTACACAGCAGGCGGTATTGAAACACTTGACTACATTAAAGCAAAAGTAAAGGATTATCCGTCATATGCTGTAGGAAACATACTTAAATATGTTTCAAGATACGAGCACAAGAATGGCATTGAGGATTTAAAGAAAGCGCAATTCTATTTGAATGATTTGATTGAATGGATGGAGAGTGATTGTAAATGAATCGGTTTGAAAAAGATAGATTAAGAACAAAGGCAAAGAATATAATCGAGGCAATGCTGGTGTATTTACTATTGTGGCTTTTTAGTATAGTGATACCAATTATGGGTGTTTGGGCACATCTGATTTGGAGTAATTCATTTACGTTATTTATTAAAATTAGTACATTGACTATTTGGTCTATAGAAACGGTAGTCGTAGGGGCTTTACTTGTGAGTTCTTATATAACAGTTAAAAAGTATGTAAGTCAAATAGTCGCAGAAGACTGGCTAAGTTGAATGAGAGGAGAGTGATTGAATGTTTAAAACATTAAGTTCATTTTATTTTTCTATGATTTTCATTACCGTGTTATTGCGCGCTTTCGGCTTTCTTAGTCTTGCAGAAGCAGAATTTATTTTACTATTAATCATTTCTCTTGTCATGGTTGAGGATATGAACAAACACTAGGCATAACGTGTGAGATAGAATTTTATTAGGAGAGTGATTGAATGTCAAAACGATTACGTAAAGCACAATATAAACTTATTGAAGATGAATTAAGATTTTATCATTCTACTAAAAAAGAATTGATGGAAAAGGAAGTTAATGTTACATTGGGCGCTTGGCATAGAGAATACATTGACGAGAACCAAGGTGGTGGCAGTGCAGGGAATATTAGTAATGAAGTGGAAGATCGTGTGATGTTACTGCAAATGGATAAAGAGATAAGTAGATTAAAGAATATTATAAATGCAATTGAGTCTGTGCTTAATAGATTGAATGACGAGGATAAACAATTGATTCAGTTTAGATACTGGGACAGAAGCAAACCAACTTGGGTATGGATTGCCAGCAAGTTGAATATGGACGAGAGTACAGCTAGAAGAAGAAACAAAACAATCATCCTTTCAATAGCTGAAAGATTAGGATATTAAAATATATTGCCCGTTTAACGCCCGTTTTGGACAATAAAATAAGTTTATTATAGTAATATAGGCAGGGCCTATTAAAAATGAAAGTCGAGGGGACTATATGAATTTAGTTAGGTGTTGGGAATGCGGGCAATATATTTCGCAAGAAGCTTCGGTCCATTTCAGAGATTTGTCTGGAGGTAGAAACTTATGCGTTGAATGCCAACATAAGTATCGACAAAAAATAGAAGAAAAGAAAAAAGAATATATTGCGCACAAAGTTGAAGCAACGCTTGAAAGAGCAATACATCTTATAGAAAAGCAAGAACAGTGTAGTATGAAAATGGAAGAATATCTTGATCCATATGACACTGTAGTCCAATTTTATAGAAATGACAGTAGCAAGTTTGATTCTGCTCATGAAGTAATGGCTTGTATCGAATTGTTAAGAAATCAGATTAAAGTAAGAACACAACAAAAAATAGGACGCAAACGAGTAGATTTTATTTTACCGGACATGAAGATTGTTTTAGAGATTGATGGAGGACATCATCGTTTTAGGATTGGTAAAGATTCAGAACGAGATGTGTTTATCCTTAATACTTTGAATAAATCTGAACACGGTTGGGAGATTATTAGAATACCTACTAGATTTGTTGAACAAAACATTAGACGTCTTGTTCCTGCTATTAAAGCGTTATACAAAGAACGTCAAGAACTAAGAAATAAACACAATGGGTTCATTCCGTCTTATTACTCAAGAACAAATAAGATGTCTCACATATCGGCAATTAAAGGTGTTGCTTCAGATAATGAAATCGAAGTAATGGAACAGGAAGTGTTAGACGGAACTGAAGATCTATAATCACATGATGATATAGCAGGAGGTTGCTATGTTGCCGGACAGAGGCTTTGTATCTGATCGTTGGTCCCGATGGGAGACGCATCCCAATCCAACTTCACTAGTCCCAACAAGAGACACCTTCTTGTTCAATCTCAATACTCGTGACGGAATAGGTAGACGAAGCACAGGATAGAACTAATGTGGCTAAGAAGCGTATGTCTTAGCTTAAAACTCCTGTAAAACAAATTAATTAGTTCATGCAAGGTGCAAATCCTTGCCGAGTATATATTAAACCGCACACACCTCTTGACAATGTGGAGCGGGCCCTGTGTCTAGTGACGGAAATTCATTCCGGATTCGACTGGATGAAATACAAAGCACTGACGAGTGTTACCGTAGAAGTATTCAGGTCTCATAACTACGGATACATAGAACAATGAAGTCCAGTACGTTGCGTGCTGGGCTTTTTAAATGATTGAGGTGATAGTGATGAAATCATTGGCAAGCGGCTCTACAAATAATAGACAAGACTATTTAAGCATTCGTATACCAAACAAAGGTGATGTTCCTATTATAGAGTATGAAGGTGATGACTACGGACAATTGCCACATCAAGCCTTAGAATCACTTAGGTTGTTATGGGTAACAGATTCATACCTTGAAACTAAACCAACCGAAAGATTAAACTTAGACATTGTATATATTGATGTAGACAATGAAGGTTCAAGACTATGTATAAATGTTGGAGATTCATTATCTACTGAAAGTAATCTGGCTAAGATTGCAGAAATGAATAGTGAAGAGACTAGGTACTAATGCTAACACAAGCAGAACGTCATACATTCTACAAATCAAAGGCATGGGTAAGCATACGTAAAGAAGTATTAAAGCGTGATAACTATGAATGTCAAGAGTGTAAGAGGCAAGGCAAGGTGTTTACTGATTATCATGATCCAGACAAGCATAAAAGACTCGATGTGGACCATATCAAGGATTTAGAACATCATCCTGAACTTGCGCTTGATATAGATAATCTCACTACTCTGTGTATAAAGTGTCATAACAAAAAACATAATCGCTTTCAATTTAGAAGGAAAATAAATAAATGGGTGAATGATGAACGATGGTGACACCCCCCGGGTCAAAGGTTTGCTCTTTAATTTGGCTCTGGGGAACGGTGTGGGGGTCTTCTCCGCAGAAATATTAAAAAGTCTCATGAAGGAGGGAGGGCTTGAAGTGGAATATAACATAAAGAAGTTAGAAAAAGAATTGTTATCTAAGATTGATACTACTAGTCAGAAAGAGCTTGAAAAAGTCAATCGCTATATTAATTTAATACGCATATATTATGAGTTAGATAAAAGCATTGAAATGGATGGAGCAGTCGTTGTCACTGAAAACGGCTCGCAAAAATTCACGAAAACTAATCCAGCAATACAAGAAAAAAATCGAATTAATACTTCATTATTATCTATTGAGCGTTCTTTTATATTCAAAGGCGAAAATGATAAACAAGATGGTAGTGACTTGATATGATATCAAATAAACATGTCGATAACTATATACAGTCGTACGAAAGCGGGAAAATACTACTCAATAAAGAACGTGTAGACTTGATAAATCACTTGCAAGAACATGTTCTTAGTAGAGATGATATATATTTTGATGAGACGCAAATAGAAAATTATATTGCTTTTAGTGAAAAATGGTACTTTCCTTTGGACAACTGGGAAAAGTTTATTGCACCATTTATTTTTTTATATTTTAAAGAAGATGATGAACTTTTTTATGAAGAGTTCTTTATAACCCTCGGTCGCGGTGGTGGTAAGAACGGGTTTATAAGTACATTATCTAATTATTTTATAAGTCCGCTACATGGGATTAACAATTACGATGTTTCGGTAGTGGCGAATTCCGAAGATCAAGCGAAAGTTAGTTTCAAAGAAGTATTTAATACAATAGACGGAAATCCTAAATTGGAAGGCAGCTTTGACGCGTGGAAAGCACAGATTATTGGCAAAGGAACCAACAGTGTTTTTAAATTTCAAACGTCAAATGCAAAAACTAAAGATGGTGGTCGTGAAGGCTGTGTTATTTATGATGAAACACATGAATATGAAGATAGACAAATAATTGATGTATTCTCTGGAGGACTTGGCAAAGTCGCAAATCCCAGAGAATTTTTTATTGGCACTAATGGATTTGTGAGAGCGGGGTTTTATGACAAGTTGGAAGAACGCAGTAAAGCAATTTTAAGCGGCGAAAATCTTAACGATCGCATGTTTCCTTTTATTTGTAAGCTAGACGATCCGGCAGAAGTCAAGAATGAAGCTATGTGGGAAAAAGCAAATCCTGCTTTTGAAAAGCCATTAAGTCCTCGTTCTAAACGCTTACTAAATAAAGTTAGAAAACAATATGAAGCATTAACGAATAATCCAAGCGGCAGAGAAGCATTCATGACTAAACGAATGAACCTTCCAGAAGTAGACTTGGAAAAGGTAGTAGCACCGTGGGAAGATATTCTCGCAACTAACCGAGAAATGCCAGAACTCCAAAACCGAGCTTGTATTGGTGCATTTGACTATGCAAGCGTTAAGGACTTCGCGGCTGTTGGATTGCTGTTCCGTGTGGGCGATGATTATATTTGGAAATCACATTCATTTGCTAGAAAAGGATATTTGGATATCGCAAACCTTAAACCGCCCATCAAAGAATGGGAAAAGCAGGGATTACTGACCATTGTAGATGAACCTACAATCGACCCTCGTCATGTGGTCAATTGGTTTGTTGAAATGCGGGAAAATTACGGTATTCAAAAGGTCATTGGGGATAACTTCCGAATGGATCTTATGCGCCCGCTGTTTGAAGCAGAAGGATTCGAACTGGAGATTATTAGAAATCCACGTGCAGCTCATAGTTTGCTAGCTCCGCGAATTGAAACTTTATTCGCAAATCATCGCATTGTGTTTGGAGATAATCCGTTAATGCGTTGGTATACAAATAATGTTGCAGTGAAAATCAAACCAGATGGTAATAAAGAATACCTGAAAAAAGACGAGCATAGGCGTAAAACAGATGGATTTCAAGCATTTGTCCATGCTCTATGGCGTGCGGATGAAATAGAAGACCTTGATGTAGATGAAGTTTTAAATATGCTTAATGCCATTACGTTTTAGGAGGTGATATATTGGGATTTCTTTCGGAGATATTTAAACGGAACAAAGAAATTGAGTGGATGTGGGATTTAGAGTTTTTAGAAGATAAAACAACAAAGGTTTATTTGAAGAAAATGGCTTTAAATACGTGTGTAAAACATATAGCACGAACGATCGCCAAATCTGATTTTAGATTGAAAAGTGGAGAAAGCAGTGTACGAGACGGATTGTATTATAAATTAAATGTTCGTCCAAATACAGATATGAGTTCGAGTTCTTTCTGGGAAAAAGTGATCTATAAATTAATCTATGATAACGAGTGCTTAATCGTCCTTTCAGATACGGACGATTTTTTAATTGCTGATAGTTATGTTAGAAAAGAGTTCGCGCTTTATCCGGATGTTTTTGAAGGGGTTACGGTGAAAGATTATCGTTATAATCGTAATTTTAGTATGGATGATGTGATTTTTCTGGAATATGGAAATGAGCGACTAGCTGCATTTACGGATGGCATGTTTGAGGATTACGGTGAGTTATTTGGTCGCATGATTCGAGCACAAATGCGTAACTTCCAAATCCGCGGGGCTGTTAACTTCAAAATGGCAGGCATTGCGGACGATGAAAAACAAAAAAAATTACAGACTTACATCGACAAACTGTATGCTGCATTTAATAACAATGAAATTGCCATTGTTCCTCAATTGGAAGGCTTCAATTATGAGGAATTTGGAACGTCTAGTGTGAATAGCAGCCAGAATTTCGATGAGATCAAGAAACTTCGAAAAGAAATGATTGACTATGTGGCAAGTATTCTTGGTATTCCCTCGGCTCTACTGCATGGGGATATGGCAGATTTAAGTAATAACATGAAAGCTTATATGGAGTATTGTATTGATCCTCTCACTAAAAAATTGGAAGACGAATTGAACGCTAAATTATTTACCCCTAGCAAATTTTTAGCAGGAGAACATATTAAAATCATCCACAAAAAAGACATTATAGAAAATGCAGAAGCTGTAGATAAGTTGGTTGCCTCTGGTTCATTTAATCGTAATGAAGTTCGAGAATTATTGGGCGCTGAACGAGTAGATAATCCGGAATTAGATAAATATTTAATTACTAAAAACTATCAGTCAGCAGATGAAGGAGGTGAGAATGAATGACGAAAATTGAAGTCAAAGGTCCTATTATTGGAAATGATGACAAATGGATTTATGATTGGCTGGATATGGAAGCTACGTGTGCAAAAGATATCAATGAAGCCTTGGCAAATGCGTCAGGTGAAGTTGAAGTTTGGATAAATAGCAATGGTGGAGATGTGTTTGCTGGTAGTGAAATTTATACAGCATTAAAATCATACAATGGTAATGTAGTTGTAAAAATTGTTGGAATGGCGGCAAGCGCAGCATCTGTAATTGCGATGGCTGGAAATGAAGTATTAATTTCTCCAACTGGTCAAATGATGATTCACAATGTTCAGTATGGTGGGAGAGGTGATTATAGAGAGTTAAAAAAAGCCTCCGAAATTGCTCAAAATGCCAATATATCCATTGCTAATGCTTATCAGCTGAAAACGGGAAAAACATTAGAAGAACTGTTAAATATGATGGGAGAAGAAACATGGCTAAATTCTCAACAGGCTGTAGAGCTAGGATTAGCAGATGGTGTGATGTTTCAAGAAAATAGCGAAACGCCAAAATTAGTAGCAAGTACAGGCGGCATGTTAGCACAAGCTACATTAGATAAAGTTAGGGGACTGAAAGATACTAATGGTAAACAATCAATTTTAGAAGTATCTTTATCAGCGGAACAAATTCAAAGCGTTGTAGAAGATACAATTGCAAAATTTAAAAACGAAGTGATAGTTGATGGGAAAACTTTGAATCAACATATCGCTGAACAAGAAAAGGAATCGGAAGAGTCGGAAGTGAATGGACTCAAACGGTTTCTTTTTTAATACCCAAAAATAGGAGGAAATAAATTATGACTATCAAATTAAAAAACAACCTCGCGAATTACGAGGAAAAACGGACAGCTTTTGTTAACGCTGTTAAAAACGAAGACACGCAAGAAATTCAAAATAAAGCATATGTGGAAATGGTAGACGCGATGGCAGCTGATATTATGGAACAAGCTAAGAAAGAAGCACGTCAAGAAGCGGACGCATATATTTCAGCTAGCCGAACAGACAAAAATATCACGAATGAAGAAATTAAATTCTTCAATGATATTAATAAAGAGGTTGGATATAAAGAAGAAACATTGCTACCACAAACAGTCGTTGATGAAATCTTTGAAGATTTAACAACTGAGCATCCTTTCCTTGCATCTATTGGAATGCGCACGACTGGTTTGCGTACTAAGTTCTTAAAATCCGAAACAAGCGGTCTTGCCGTGTGGGGTAATATTTTTGGTGAAATTAAAGGACAGCTAGATGCGACATTCAGTGAAGAAGAGTCTATTCAAAACAAGCTAACGGCATTTGTTGTTGTGCCTAAAGACCTTGAAAAATTTGGTCCTGTTTGGGTAAAACGCTTTGTTGTTACGCAAATTGAAGAAGCTTTTGCAGTTGCGTTAGAAAGTGCGTTTATCGTTGGTACTGGTAAATCTCAACCGATTGGTTTAAATCGAAAAGTAGCTAAAGGGACATCAGTAACCGATGGTGTATATCCAGAAAAAGTTGCTTCTGGAACACTGACATTTGCTAGTCCTAAAGTGACGGTTAATGAGTTAACAGATGTATATAAATATCACTCTGTAAAAGAAAACAAACATCCATTAAACGTTGCAGGTAAAGTTACTTTACTAGTCAATCCAACGGATGCATGGGATGTTAAGAAACAATACACAAGCTTAAATGCGAACGGTGTTTATGTGACTGCGCTCCCATACAATTTAAATATCATTGAATCATTATTCGTTCCAGAAAAGAAAGCTATTTCTTACGTAGCAGAACGTTATGATGCACTTGTTGGTGGTCCATTGGATATTTCTACTTTTGACCAAACGCTTGCATTTGAAGACCTTAATTTATATGCTGCAAAACAATTTGCGTACGGTAAAGCGAAAGACGATAAAGCTTCTGCTGTATGGACATTAAATATCAAACCAGCAGAACAAACTCCGGAAGGGTGATTGTAAATGGCTAAATTTGAAGTATTAAAGAAATTTAAAGACAAAGAGACCAAAGAAGTATATGAAAAAGGAACAGAAATTAAATTGACTGTAAAACGTGCAGATGAAGTCTCTGATAATTTGGGAACTTCTTTTTTAAAGCGATTGGATGAACCAAAAAAAGACAAGAAAAAGTAGGTGCTGTACATGGAAGTATCAGATGACCTTCTTAAAAAATTTAAAGAGCGTATGCACATTTCTCACAATAGCGAGGATAGCAATTTAAAAGAGTTGCTATCTTTTTCTATTGCTGATTTACAAGAAAAATGCGGGCTGTTTAATGTGGATGAACATGTTAGGGCAAGAGAATTGGTCATTGATCGTACTAGATACGCGTATAATGATTCGATAGAATTCTTCAATGAAAACTTTCAATCACAAATAACTAGCTTAGGTTTCTCTCTCTATGTAGCTGAAAGTGGTGAATCTGATGAAGTTTCAGTTTAAACCTCAAAAAGTTCAGAGCGGGGATTTACGTACTCCGGTTGTTTTTTTTGAATATCAGCCGGCAAGTGGTCCTGAACCAGGTGAAATAGAAAAGATTACCCTTTTTGAATGTTTTGCAGAAGTTTATAAACCATCCATGAAGGACTTAGAAATTTTACATGGCACGGGAACAAAAGAAGCTGTCACAATTAATATTCGAGACACTAAAGGTGAGTATACAGTTAGTAACAAACATTATGTAGAAATATTAGATTATCGCTATTTGGGCAAAAGATTTAATGTGATTGATGTTAGCCCAGACTTGCAAAATAATCGCTTTGTAAATGTACTTCTGGGGGTTCAAACATGAGTGTAGAAGTTACTGGAGTAGAAGAGTTGGAAAGACAGTTAGTTAATTTATTTGGACGAGAAAACTTGCCACAATTAGTAGACCCTGCTTTAATTGCAGGTGCTACTCTTGTAGCAAAAACACTTAAAAGTGAATTTGTTCAATTTAAAGATACAGGCGCATCTATTGATGAAATCAATATAGAAAAACCTTCGTATGACAAAGGGGTAAGAAGTATAAAGATTGACTGGAAAGGTCCTAAAGACAGGTACAAAATAATTCATCTCAACGAATATGGTTATACAAGGAATGGTAAAAAAATCACACCAGCAGGAACAGGTAGTGTTGCCAGGTCACTAAGAATATCTGAAAGAGCTTATAGGGCAATTGTACAGAAGAAAATAGGTGATAAACTATGATTGATATTTTGAATGTCATATATACAACATTAAGTAAAAACGATATCATTCACACTACTTGCGAAGAGAGAATTAAATATTATGATTTTCCAGGCACAGGTGATTCTACAAAAACCTTCTTGTTAATAATACCTTTAGATGTTCCAATACCAACTAATTTTTCCAGTAATGAATCCAGGATGGAAGATTTTTTAGTACAAATTGATGTGCAATCTAACGACAGATTAATAGTAAAAAAAATACAAGACGAAGTTAGAAAAGAAATGAAACGAATAGGTTTTGGGCAACTCGCTGGTGGATTAGATGAATATTTCCCAGAAACAGGGCGGTTTGTAGATGCACGAAAATACAGTGGATTGCCATACAAGCTATATCAATAAAAATAATAGGAGTGAAATAAATGATTACAACAATCGGATTTGAAAAAGCGACTTTCGGTATTTTTGATGAAAAAGACGAAAAAGTAACAAAAAAAGTAGAAGTAAATGGTAAGAATAAAAAAGGTGGTACGGTTGAAGCGGATATTTCTGGTCTTGATGCGGAAGCTATTAAAGTTTTTGCATCCAATGGTCCGTACTACATTTCCAAAAAAGGTTCTGGCGATGTTAAGCAAACGATTGGTATTATGGAACTACCTTTCGAATTAGGACAAGCGTTGTTAGGCCGTCAAAAGAATGCAGATGGTATTGTAACTGTAGGGAAAAACACTGCTCCACCATATGCATCTTGCGTGATGGAAAGTGAAACATTGCGAGGGGAACCGGTATTCTTTGCTTTACTAAAAGGAAAATATGGACAAGATGGTGTTAAATTAAACACATCTGAAGACAAACCAAAAGAACCAGAAGCAACTAGTCTGACTGGTGAATTTGTTTATAATGATGCTGGGGACGTTTTCGCGATGGCTGTGGGCGAAGAATTCCGAGATAAAATTTATAACATGGCTTTTCCTGGTTTTGTTGAAACACCAGTAGTACCAGAAGGATAAAAATTTTAAGAGTAGGATTTCACCTACTCTTTTTTTGTTGACCAAAATCATAAAAAAGGTGGAGAAAATAGTGATTAAACTAGAAATATTTAATAAAAAAGAAAAAAAGAAAGAGCTATATGAGAGAGAAGATACATCTGTAATTGAATTAGAAGAATATTGGAAACTACAAGAAAAAATTAGAGAATACATCAATACTTCTGACGATCCAAAGAAAACGACAATTTTGGAAATGCAGTTAAAATTTATTGTGAAATTATTTGATGATGAAAATATTACAATAGATTTTCTTAAAAAAAATATTCCTTCCAAAAAATTAAACGATACTTTGGTGTCTGTCTTTCGAGAAATTTCACCAGAAGAGTATGAGTCTGAAGATGACGGAGACGAAGAAGCAAAGTAATAACGCTTACCGAGTTTTTGTCCGATCTCGATGCAATTAGGCGTTACTGCATGAAAGAGTACGGCTGGACAATTCGAGAAACAGACGATCAAGAATACAAAAAGTTATGTCGTCTGATAATCGAAAAAGAAGAAGCCAAATCAGAAAACAACAAAGTTTCACTTGTTGACTTTGTATCACAATATCAAGATGTCAAACGAGAAAGGGGGTAAATAATGAATAAACTTCAAGGATTTTCAATTAACCTAGACCTAGATGCTACTAGAGTGGACGAGGGAATGAAAGGGTTGAAAAGGACCCTCGGTTCTGTGAATAGCGAAATGAAAGCGAACCTTTCAGCATTTGGCAAAGGAGAAAAAACCTTATCTCGTTATGAAACAGAACTGGATGGGCTTAATAAAAAGTTATCAGTTCAAAGCAAAATGGTTTCTCAAACTAAAAACGATTTTAAAGATTTAGAAAAACGAAATGCTTCTTTAAATGGAGAGTTGAAAGAGTCTAATAAAACGTTAACTGAGTCAAAAAAGCGTTTTGAACAGCTCTCTAAATCTGGTAATGCAACTGAAAAAGAATTAAAAGAAGCAGAAAAAGAAGTCAATTCAAATCAAAAAGCGTATAACAAACTTAACAAAGAACTACAACAAATGCCCAAAGCTTTATCAGCTGGACAAAAAGCAGTAAATAATGAAGTTGCAAATTACAATAATTTGCAAAGAAAGATTGATACTACCACAGAATCTTATAAGAAATTCAAGAGAGAGCAAGCTGTTAAAAGCTCACCGTGGGGCGCAATGACTCAAGATTTAGACAAGTATCAAAAAAAGTTAAATGAGACAGGTGATAAGCTTGTTGCCTTCGGAAAAAAAGGCAGTTTGTATATGGCACCTGTTGCGCTTGGTTTAGGTTTTGCTACCAAAAAAGCGGCTGATTTTGAACAACAAATGTCGAATACTCTTTCTGTTATGTCCCCTGGCGAGGTAAATCAATATAAAGATGCATTAAGAGAACTCGCTATTCAACAAGGTGCAGATACGAAATACTCCGCCTTAGAAGCCGCACAGGCACAAGAAGAACTTTTAAAGGCAGGTCTTTCAGTAAAAGATGTTATCAATGGCGGGCTTTCAGGTGCGCTTTCATTAGCAACAGCAGGTGAGTTAGATTTAGCTTCAGCGGCAGAAATCGCGGCTACAGTTTTAAACGCATTTAAGGATGATAATTTAAGCGTGGCGGATGCGGCAAACATTCTAGCTGGTGCGGCAAATGCTTCTGCCACAGGTGTAGAAGAAATGAAATTGTCTTTACAACAAGTTTCTGCTGTTGCCAGTGGTGTTGGTCTCTCGTTTGACGATACATCAACAATGTTAGCAGTATTTGCACAGAATGGTTTAAAAGGTTCCGATGCAGGTACCTCTCTCAAAACAATGCTACAAAGATTACATCCTACGACCAAAGCGGCATGGCAACAATTTGATGCTCTCGGTTTAAGCATTGTGGACAATGAAACTGCCATGAAAGTATTACAAGAAAATGGTGTTAAACCACTCTCGAATGATACAGATAAATTAATGGGACAAATTCAAGATTTAGCTAAAAGTTTGGCAGGTCCAAAGGCAAGTGCTTCTAAAGTGAACAAAGAATTTGAAGAATTGACCGTTTCCACTGGCGCAGTCCACTCCGCGTTTTACGATACAAACGGGGAATTAAAATCAGCAGAAGAAATATCTGGTCTATTGCAAAGTAGTCTAAAAGATTTGAACTCCGAACAGCGTAGTGCGGCGCTAGGTGCTATGTTTGGCTCCGATGCAGTTCGTGCTGGGAATATTGCTTATCGTGAAGGCGCGGATGGAATAAAGAAAATGCGCACTGAAATGGGAAAAGTAACTGCTGATGACGTAGCTAAAATGAAAATGGATAATCTGAAAGGTACTATTGAAGAAATTTCTGGTGCAATTGAAACCTTTGCTATAAGTATCGGAACATCATTGACTCCGGTATTACGTGGTCTAGGAAAGTACATTCAAAAAGCAGCTGATTGGTTTAATGGCTTGAATGATAGTACTAAAACGGTTATCTCTACAGCAGGTGTAGTTGCGGTAGCGATTCCGGTTGCTGGACTAGCATTTGGATTTATTGCAAAAGGAGCAGCGGCTGCTATCTCACCTGTAAAGAAATTAACAGCAGCGTTAGCAGAAAACTCTGTTGCTGCTGGAACTAATGCAGCGACTACGCAACTTGCTGGAAACGCTTTACCAGTCACTGGAGGAAAAAGTAAAGGTTTCTTAGGTAAAGCTGGCTCACTTTTTAAAGGAAGCAAAGGTGCAAAAGTACTATCTACAGCTGACATGACAGGTGATATTGCGAGTTATAGCAAATTCGGAAAAATTGGGGCTGGTTTGAAAGGCGTTGGAAAGGCATTACCTGGTCTAGGAATTGCATTATCTGCAACACAACTTATTGGTATTAACAAGAAAAACGCTGGCGATAAAGCTGGTAGCGCAGGTGGGAGCTTAGCTGGCGGGGCAGCAGGAGCCGCTATAGGAACAGCAATTGCTCCAGGAATTGGAACAGCTGTAGGTGCGGCAATTGGAGGTATTGCTGGAACTAAATTTGGACAGGCGTTTGGTAAAAAAATACAGAAGGAAATACCTGAATATAAAGCTAAATTTGATTTAATTTGGGAGGCACTTTCATTCTCAGCAAAAGAACATCCTATTCTATTGAATCCAGTTAATCAAATTAACGATCAAATTAAAATGGCAAAAGCGGGGTATGCAGCTATAAAAGATGTGTTTGCTAATCCTTTGAAAACGGATATTTCCGGAAAAGGTATTAGTAAAGATACAGCAAAAAATGTAAATTCTTATAAAACTATGTCTCAAAATGCAATCTCTGAATTAAAGTATTTGGAAATGTCCGGGGATGTAATCACTAAATCAACATCAGCTAAAATTAGTAAAAATTATAATGGGATGGTTGCTCTTGTAGAAAAATCTTTTGAGAAAACCAAAAAAAGTTCTGATAAGAATTTAAATACTTTGTCAAAAAATGGATTATTAGCAGAGCATGAAATGATTCAAATTCAATTAGAACAAAAAAGAAATCAAGATAACAAATTAGATGAAGTAAAGAAAAACAATGAACAAATTCAAAAGCTAAACAAAGATATGGCTACTAAAAATGCTGATATAACAAAGAAAGAGAAAGCGGACATAAAAGCGATTAACGACAAGGCTGCAAAGGAAGGTAGAGTATTAACCGCCTCAGAGGAGCAAAAAATTACAACTATCAAACGTAATGCTGCAAACCAACGCAAAACTAGTAATCAAATGTATAGTAATCAAATTCAAACAATATCTAAAAAACAAGAAACTGCTGTGGTTAGTTCATTGAGTAAGTCAGCAAAAGAACAAAAATTAATATTAGGAAAACTGAAAGACAGTAGTGGGAAATTAAGTACAGAGCAAGCTTCAAAAGTCGTAAAAGAATCTAAACGTGCTAAAGACGGAGCTGTAAAAGAAGCGAATAGTAAATATAAAAAAGTTGTTGCTGCTGCTGATGAAGAATACTATGTGAACGGAAATATTACGAAAAAGCAACATGATGATATTGTAAAAAAAGCTAAGAGTCAAAAAAATAAAACCGTAAAAGCGGCAACTGAAATGCACGAACAAGTAGTCAGTCAAGCTCAATCACAAGCTTCTGGACATCTGAAACAAGTTGATTGGGAAACTGGGGACTCGTTATCAAAATGGGATAATTTTAAAGTCAGTTTAGCAGGTGTGATTAACTCTGTCACCGGTGGAGTAAATAAAGTATTAAAGTTTTTTAGTTTACCTACGATACCCGAATGGAAACCAAAAGGTTATAATGATGACACAAAAAAAATAAATACTAGTAAAAGAACTTCGTACGGCAGTCAGTTAGCGATGGATTACAAGGGTTCTAATAATGCGTCCGGAAAAATTATGGCTGGTGAAGAAGGATTTGAGATTGCATATAATAAACGCAAAGCACAAGCTCAGATTTTAGGTGCAAATGGTGCAGAGATAACGCATGTTGCGCCAGGCACAAAAATTTTGAACCATGCAGATTCGAAAAAAGTCATGCAAGGTGGACTTGGTAAAACATTACCTGGATTTGCAAGTGGCAATTCAACAATCAATGATTTCTTAAGTGATGCTTGGAATGGGACAAAAGCTGTAGCTGGAAAAGTAGTTGATTTTTCTAAAAAAGCTTTTGACTGGGCAGCGCATCCTATCAAAAATTTAAATAAACTTTTTGGTGGCTTGTCTGTTGGCGTTAAAATGGGTAACGATGGTAATTTAGGTTCTGATGTAATGAGCTATTTGAAAAATAGTATCGGTTCACCTCTGGAAAAAATGCTATCTGGATTTAAAGAAACGGCGCCAGTGGCAGGACCGGCTGGGAAAGGTGCTTCTGCTTGGTCTAGTGTAATTAAAAAGGCTGCTCTTGCAATGAAAGTGGATTTATCCGGAGGAGAATTAAAAGGTATCATTGCACAAATTCATCGTGAATCTGGCGGGAATGAAAAGATTACTCAGTCATCTGCTGTTGTGGATGTTAATACACTATCAGGTAATCCAGCCAAAGGATTGCTTCAATATATCCCACAGACATTCAATGCATATAGAATGAAAGGGCATAACAATATATTTTCTGGTTATGACCAGTTACTGGCATTCTTCAACAACTCGTCATGGAGAAACGATTTACCTTATGGTAAACGAGGTTGGGGACCACGAGGGCATCGTCGATTTGCTAATGGTGGTTTTGTAAACAAAAATGAAATGATAGAAGTTGCTGAGAACAATAAGCCAGAGGTCGTCATTCCCCTTACTCGAAAAAACCGAGCAGTTCAATTAATTAAAAAAACAAAAGAAATCATTGGAATAAACGATGGAGGAAGTGTTGTTGTCAATAGTCCTGACAACTCTGAAATGGTATTACTGCTTCAACAACAGAACCAGATTTTAATGCAACTACTTCAAAAAAATAGCGATGTGCATCTGGATGTCGATAAAGTTGGGAAGTTGGTAGAACCGACTGTTACAAAAACGCAGAACAATCGTATAAGTCGTAAAGACCGAGTACAGGGGGTTAGAACAACGTGGCAAAAATAGGATTTACGTATGCCGGAATTCATAGTAACGACATTCCAGCAGTTGTTAATAGTATTAAAAGAAATGCAATCAATATCTCTGAGAATATGCAAGAAGTACCTGCCAAAATTGGTGGGTACTTTTTTGGGAATTCCGTCGGTACTAGAAGCTTTGACATTAATATTACGCTTATGGGGAAATCGGAAACTGAACGAGTAGAAATAGCACACGATCTTAATAACTTAATCATCCAAACTAATAGTTTTGAAAGCGAAATAATCTTTGATGATGAACCAGAATGGATTTATTACGGTCATTTTGCCCAAATGGCAGAGTTAACAGAATTACAGACAGATAATTATACAACAACCATTACATTTATATGTAGTGATCCACGTGGGTATGGAGAACAACAAGAAATTAGTTTACCAGAAAGCCCGGCTATAATCGAGGTGGCGGGTTCACAATCAACAAGTCCAATTATTCATGCGATAGCAACCGACGATTTAACTAGTCTATCATTTGCAACAGATGATGATTATATATTTCTAGGGGCTGATATTGACCCCGATACAGGACAAACAGCTGTGAAAATGTATGAGAACGTGTTGTCCGATAGAGCAAATGACATGACTTTGTGGGATGGTATTGGGCAAAGTAATATTACTTGGGAGCTAGAAAATGGTAAGCCTGCGAAAACAAGTTCATTTAAACAAACTATAAACACCATTCGTGTAAATTCGTATGGTGAAAAAACAGAAACCTCACCATACAAATCATGGAGAGGTCCTGTAATGAAACGAATGTTGACGTCAGAATTAGACAATTGGAAAGTCACCGCTCGATTGGCAAATATTACTCAAAAATACCCGCGCGCTAGAACAAAAATAGAATTGTATTTGTTAGACAAAGATAGCAAACGCATGGGTAAATTTATGATTAAAGATGCCCAAAACGGGCGAGCTATGAATTTGGGACTAGAGATTGGGAGAACAACGAAAGATAGATACCTTTTTGCTGCAACTGAGGGGAAAGTAGTTAAGAAAAAGAATACGAAAGTGGTTTATTCAAAAAAAGTACAACAAACAGTGAAGTATACAGAAAAAGGTAAAACAAAGACTAAGCAAGTTTGGAAAACAATAAACACGACGTATGAAGTCGGAAATAACTATAATGAATTTTCAGATGCGTACTTTAATCTATCTATTGAAAAGCGTGGACAGTTGTTTATTGCGGAAATAGTTAAATTGAACGACAAAGGTAGTCAAGCTTGGAAACGAACCTACAAATGGAAAGACTCAAATAACAAATTTGCTACTAAGTTAGCAGGCATCGGAATTTACATGGCCAAAATGGATATTCCAGAAGATTTTAATAATCAAACTTACAAAGACAATGATGTTGTTTTTTGCGACTTGGTTGTACAAAAAGTTAATCCAGAAGCAGATGTTAAAAATAATCCAGAGGTTATTATCCATAAAGGTGATGAGATTATGATTGATTGTGAAGCTGGGGTCATAATGAAAAACGGTTCAGTGTTCATGGAAAATTTAGCAATTGGAAGTTCATTTCCTTCGTTTTTTGGTGGCTATCAAACTCCAGTGGCTTTCAGCGAAGGAGCGGAGTGGTCCATAGAATACAGACCGACGACATATTAGGAGAGGTATAGAATGTTAACAATTCTAAATAGACAAAGAACAACTGTAGGCGTGTTATCTAATGACATGCCTTTTTCGTGTCCTTTTTGGGATGATGAGAGAAATGAGAAGCTTGAAAACTTTGATGACACATACACTGTTACCATCCCCGCAGAACATGAAATGGCTGAACATATTCACGAAGGTAATTATATTTTGTTTGAAGACGAACAAGCTAAGTTACGATTATTTCGTATTTATGAATCTGAAAACGGGTTAAATATGCAAGGACGATACATCAAAGCAACAGCAGAAAATGCATTTATTTATGATTTAAATGCAACTATTATATCCAATAAATTACTGACTGATATAAGAGCTGATATGGCGCTTGAATATATTTTGCAACAGACAGGATGGTCAATTGGTAAGAGAGAATTTGTTGGACAAATACGTACTATTGAATTTGCAGACAATATAACGGCTCAAGCTGGATTACAACAAGTTATTGCAGAATATAAAGCAGAAATTGATGCTTACGTGGAGAGCTTTGGCGGTCAAATCATTAATTATAAATTTGATTTAGTTGAAGAGCGAGGCAACAATACTGCGAAACGATTTGAGTACGCAAGAGACATTCAAGGTCTTAAACGAATCACAACTGATAAAACGATGTACACTGCTCTTATCCCGCTTGGTAAAGATAGTTTAACAATTAAATCAGTGAATAATGGTTTAAATTATATTTATGATGATGAAGCGAACTGGCTGTACAACGATGGCAGAGAATATTTAAAAGGGGTCATAACAAAAGATACAATAACAAACGCGCAAGCTTTAAAAGATTGGGCGCTACTAGAGCTTGAAAAAGTTAAACATCCTTTATCCACATATGAGGTAGACGTGATATTACTAGCAGAGATGTTAGGCTATGAGCCACACCAAGTCACACTTGGAGACACAGTAAGAGTAGTCGACTTGGACATGGATATAACTTTATCTGCAAGAATCATAGAAAAGACAACTTCTTTTAGTGATCCGTCTAAAAACAAGGTTGTTCTTGGTGATTATATCGAATTGGAAAACGTCACACCACTGGCTATTTGGGAACTTCAAGCGCAAATTGAAGAAGCTAAAAAACAAATAGAAGAAACGAAGACGTGGAAAGTAGAACTGTTTAGTACAAATGGTTCTACTTTTAAAAATAATGCTGGAACAACACAACTCATTGCAAGAGTATATGATGGGAAACTAAATATTACGACCAACATAGAACGTGGCGATTTTATCTGGGAGAAAATAAACAATGACGGTACACATGATTTAGCTTGGGAAAATGAACATGCAGGAGCTGGTAATGTTGTTAATATCTCTGGAGAAGACGTTTTTATCAATGCAACTATTAGATGCTCGGTTAATCAAGGAAGTGAAGCTAGTATTCTTATGATTAATGAAGGGCAAGGTTACCTGTTTGCAGAACTGCCACGTGAATTTCCCGCGGGGGTAGAAGTGAATTTATCGGTTATGCAATGTGCGCAAATAGATGTGCAAAATGGCTATATTTACTGGTCACAAGAATATTACGGAAGTAAAAAAAGTAAAGTCGGTGGGCAACAATCTTATAACATTTATAGAACTACACTCGATGGTACTTTTGTCGATATGATGTGGGTTCTCGGTGGAGGACATGGAACAATGTTTGGTGTGGACACTTCGTCCGGTGAAGCACATATCTGGTCTTATTATGTAACACCATTGCCACAGGCAGAGAAGGCGATAGCAATGTTTAAATATGTCCCTTTCAAAGAACAGTTTTATGACGACTCAATGGCATTTAAACTTGAAGCACCTGACGGATTCCGCGTGACATACGACCAAACAAGCGAATACGTAGTTATGAGTCCAGGCGTTTCAAATTTAACAATTAATGTTTGTAAAAAGTCTGATTTATTTGCCGGGAGAATAGCCCCTCTGTATACATTTCGGACAAAAGATTGCGGATTTACAACTACTTTATATACATTGCAAGGAATGCATGTAATGTTTCCATATGCGTATTTGTCAGCAGGAGGGAGTTTTACAGGCACTGATAAAAACCAACTTTGGTGCTGGAATATGGTAAGCAATAGTTTAGTTTATCATCATGTTTTTCAACAAAAATACTATCCTGCACAAGGCTCAACTAATGAGTGCGAAGGGGCTTATCCATTTCTTGATGCAAATGGAAAGAGAATGATGCAATTAAATTTAGGGCAAGGTGATGGAGGTAAAAGATATAACCGAATTTATGTTATGCCCGAAGAAAGGATGATGGATGATGACAATTAGAGCAGCTGCAGAAATAACACTAACGGATATTAATGATGCAATAGTAGCTGGTGAAGCGCCGTTAAACCCAACCACCGACTTATTGTGGATGGATAGTAGTGCCTCACCCAATGTGCTACGAAGATGGGATGGAGAAAAATGGGTCAGTCAAACATTGAATATCAAAGAGGCTGACCCGGAAACTAGTCAAAAAATAGATGAAGCGATAACGACTGCTAATAACGCATTAGTAGAATCAAGTACTAATCATAAACCAGTTTTTGATAAAGCACAGCCAAGTAAGCCACTAAAAGGAGACACTTGGTTTAAAATAGATGAAATCACTAAAACGATAATCGGTGTTTTCTCTTTCAATGGAGAAAGTTGGGAAGAGTTGCCCTTGGATTATAATGCTCTAAGGATAGGCAAACTTTCAGCTATTACGGCAGAACTCGGAGACGTCAAAAGCGGAAGTATCACAGGTACTGAATTTATTCATAATATAAATTACAAAGATAGTGATGATAACCTATACACAGGTGTTGTGAAAATGAACGATGACGGGTTCAATTCAACTTCCTATTTGCCTACAGGTATCGGCTCAACAGTTTTAGAGAGCATCACAAGCACGTTGGGAGGATATAAAGTAGCTCAAAAACTAATTGATGCAAATGGAGAGAGTAGTTTAGGAAGCTCTATTTTGACCGGGAAATCTCTACAGTTTAATGAGAGTGGAAACATTAAGCTTTCTATTGATGCAGATTCGTTTTATACAACACCATGGCAAGATTTAATATTAAACTCTGGATATTCAACAGCGGAAGGGAATACTCCTCAATTTAGAATTATTTGCATCTTCGGTATTAGAATCGCCTTTTTCAGAGGACAAGTACAAAAATCAACCGCATGGACCTCTACAAATAACGCTTTTGCGTCTGTTCCTTTTGAAGTTCAAACAACAAAAACAGCGATGGCTTATGCACCGACAAACAAGTCAAGCGGCGGCCGAGTGCATGCATCATCTAGTAACGCGATGGGATTTATACCTGCGGATACAAGTATTACGTATTTCGCGTTAAATCAATTATTTTATATTTTAGATTGAAGCCGAATAGGCTTTTTTTATGTCAAAAACAGATGGGATGATGAAAATTGGCACTGGGGAGTATATCAATAGCAGGGATGAGCGTAGGCGAGTTAATAGCGTTAATCAGCCTAATAGCCGCTATTGTGGGTTTTGTGATTAGGTGGGCGCTAGTCGCACCTTTGAGAAACATGATTGATTCGCTTGACATTACATTAAATAGTCTGAGAGAAGAAATGTCAGAAAGCAAAAAAGACCGCATCAGCTTAAGAGAGAAGCAAAACGATCATGATAAAGAAATCGCTTTATTGAAGCGGGAGGATAAAGCAATTTGGAAGTATATAGCGAAAACTGAGAAGGAGGAAAAATAATGAAAATTAACTGGAAAGTACGATTCAAAAACAAAACATGGGTGATTGCGATGATAGCAGCGGTTTTCTTTATTATTCAAGCTGTGTTGCTTGTTTTTAACGTGACATGGGATTATAACGAGTTGTTAAAACAACTGATTACAGTTATTACTGGTGTATTTGCGGCATGGGGTTTAATTATTGACCCTACGACTGCGGGTAGCAAGGACAGCGCTCAAGCGCAAGAATATACAGAACCACGAAAGGATGATAAATAATGACAAGTTATTATTATAGTAGAAGTTTAGCAAATGTAAATAAATTAGCGGATAACACAAAAGCGGCGGCGAGAAAACTTCTCGACTGGGCGGAAAATAGCGGCATTGAAGTATTAATCTACGAAACGATTAGGACAAAAGAGCAACAATCCGCTAATGTCGCGAACGGAGCGAGTCAAACAATGCGCTCTTATCATTTAGTAGGGCAAGCGCTGGACTTCGTCATGGCGAAAGGTAAAACTGTTGATTGGGGTGCTTATCGTTCAGACAAAGGCAAAAAATTCGTGGCAAAAGCGAAGTCCCTTGGATTTGAATGGGGTGGTGATTGGTCTGGATTTGTAGACAATCCGCACCTTCAATTTAATTATAAAGGTTATGGAACTGATACTTTTGGAAAAGGAGCTAGTACTAGTAATTCTTCTAAACCAAGCGCAAACACAAACAGTTTGGGATTAGTTGATTATATGGTTAGCAAAAAAATGGATTCTAGTTTCTCTAATCGTGCTAAATTAGCAGCCAAATACGGAATTAAAGGCTACAAAGGTACTGCATCACAGAATACAACATTATTAGCGAAATTAAAAGCAGGAAAACCACACACACCAGCAAGTTCAAATAAAAACACATACTACACAGAAAATCCTAAAAAAATCAAAACGTTGGTACAGTGCGACTTATACAATTCCGTAGACTTTACAGCAAGTCATAAAACAGGCGGGACATATCCTCCGGGGACTATTTTCACTATCGCCGGAATGGCGAAAACAAAGGGTGGAACACCTCGCTTAAAAACAAAAAGCGGTTATTTTCTAACTGCAAACAAGAAGTTTGTTAAGAAAATCTAGTTTGATGCCCTCGCTTTTGCGGGGGTTGTTTTTGTAATGTGTTTATTGTACTCAATCATTCGCTATGATATTATTATAGTAAAAAAGCGGAGAAGGTACTTAAATGAATAGCACATATGATATGTTAGTAAAGAAAAGTATTGAAGCATTTTTGTTAGGCTTGGAAATATATAACAAACCTACAATAAGATATAGGGTAGAAGGTTTTAGTTTTTTTATTTGCAACTCATGGGAGCTTATGTTAAAAGCTAAATTAATAAACGATAAAGGTGAAAATAGTATATACTTCAAGGATAACCCGTCTAGAACTGTTTCTTTAGAATATAGCATTAAGGAGATATTTACAAATAAACATGATCCATTACGTTTGAATCTAGAAAAAATAGTCGAGTTAAGGAACGTGAGTACTCATTTTATTACTGAAGATTATGAAGTAATATATGCACCTTTATTTCAATCATGTGTTTTTAATTACATAGAGAAAATGAGTATGTTTCATAATATTGATGTAACAGAGTATATTACTCAAAGTTTTTTATCTCTAGTAATAAAAGAAGATGACTTAGACCCAGCTATTATAAGGTCTAAATATTCAAAAGAAACAGCTGATAAAATCTTAACAACGAAAAAAGCGATAGAGAAAATAGAGCTAGAGAATAATCCAGCTTTTTCCATAGACATTCAACATAATTTTTATATAACCAAGAAAATTAACGATGCAGATAGCACAGTGAGAATAGCAAAAGAGGGAGAAATTCCTGTTAAAATAATAAAGGAACAAAAAGACCCTAATAAAACACATCCTTATACACAAAAAAATTGTGTAAAAGAGATAAATAAAATATTGAGCAGAGAAAAAATTGACTTTGAACATTTTTCAGTATTTACTAAGGAAATTAGAAGTAACTTTAATACTGCTGATTTTCAGCTTTTTTTGAAGTTCTATTCTTTAAAGGCGCAAGAGAGATATTCTTATCGTCATGTTATAGGGGAGCACTCACAGTATACATATTCGAGAGCAATCATAGATTTTATCTTAACAGAGATAAAAAAGAATCCTCAAAAAACTATTGAACATTTAAAAAAGAAGACAAAAAAATAAAGATAACCTCTGGAGCAAAGGAATTCTCGATAATAAATTATCTTACTCCCATTCGGGAACCCAGCTTTATCCATCACAAGTTATCTTTTACACTTCAATTATAACAAACATGAATTGAAGTGTAAACTGAAAGAACTATATAATTTTAACACACCCTAACTACACGTTAGGGCTTTTTTTATGCAAAAAAACACGCTAAACATAAGCTTAGCGCATTTGTTATATCAATTCGTTTTTCTTTGCTTTATTGCAATTTCTAGTTCTTCCAAGTCTTCTAAAGTGGCTTTTTTCTTAATAAAAGATCGCGCAGCTGAACGGCTTTTTAAATAATTTGCATGTTCTTTGTTTTTTTCTTGCCATGCCTTGTTTGCTTTCAACTGCGCATCAGAGGTCGTTTTTTTCGTCATAATTAATCACTTCCTATTTTTTATTAAATACACTAAACAAGCTAATGTAGTCAGTATAGCAATGATAGTTAATGCTGTGTTCTGAAAGTAACTAGCGAGTCCGTTAACACAGATAACAATTAATATAATCCAGATATATTTATTCATAATTTGTGAAAGGCATGTTATAATTTAATAGAGGGAGGGGAATTTCACCCCTCTGAATTTACTTGTCCTTGTTTTTATCTTTCTTGCGTAATGTTATCAGCGCTACTGCAAGAGTGATAATTTCGAGGACTGTTTTTATTTCCTCCAACACATCTTTCACTGTCTCAACTCCTTTCTATACTTATATTATAATACATGTATTATAAAAAGTCAAACATTATTTTATTTTAATCCTATTTACCGCTTGCTTTAGAGAACATTTGTTCGTATAATGTTAGCAAGAGGTGAAGTAAATGTATAACTTATTTGATGATATTTTAGAACATTCAATAGTATTAGCAGATGCACTTAAGCGTAACTGGTCGATAGAAGTACTGTTTTTAAAGAACAATCATCACATGCGATACAAGTATGTCGTGCCTGTCCACATTGATAACGAAAAACATATTGTACAGCTTGAACGCTTTGACGAACGAATAATTGACATTAATATAGAAGATATTATTAGTTGTGAGATTATGTCATGAGAAAATATAGCTTTAATGATTTTAGATACATCTGCTATATTGAGGGAAAGAAGAACGCTGTTGAAAAGTTGTTCGCAGAGTTGCTTGAAATAAAAAAGTTAAAAGCTTTTTGTAGAAAAGTAGACAAGAAAGATATAGATTTAAAAACTATTTATCAAGAGTATTTATTTCAATGTAAAAACAAATAA